CGATTCTGCAACTAACGCCTGGCTTGGCGTGGATGGTTGGTTTTACCGACACCCCAAACAACGCCATTGGGTTGATCTGCACCTAGACTGGTTTGACACCCTATCCAAGCGCCTAGGGGTAAAGAACCCGATACGCACCAAGTACGACCTATTCTTTGAGTACCCCGCCTTGAGGAAGAAGGTCTATCAGCCCTTTGATGTCTTAATCATCAATTGCCCACCAGGAAGCAACCAGTTACCCACCTTTTCCCCAGGCAAGTTTGAGAGCCTAACCAAGCTGCTGTGCAAGGACATGGATGTGATGACGGTCTATCCCACCAAACTATGCCCAAGCACGCTAGAAATGCACATGACGGTCACCGAGATCGGTAACCTAGCGCAATACTGCCAATACATCGTGGCGGTGGACACAGGACCTCTGTGGACCACTTACAACCAATGGAACATTGACAAGATAAGGGGTAGAACCATCTACACGACAACCTTCGATTCCATAGACCTTACGCCTAATACCGACATACTTCAGAAAATCTGATTTTTCTTTGGGGTGGGGTGGGAATGGGGTGACGCAATTCCGTTACACATGCCCATTCTAAAAACCAAAGCAATATGAGAATAATTCGCATTTGTGTTTGTGTCCATTGACCAGATTGACAAACATGAATTGACGAATAACAAACAATTCAGTGACCCAAATTGATGACCTTAAGAGGGTCTGGCTGGCTTATATCAATCCGTGTGTCGGGCTGGATGTAGATGATCAACTCACACTCTCACTTATCCCTAATCACTACTAATTATCTATTACCACTATATATAGAAGTATATAGAAGTCTATGTATAGAAAATAGACCTATACACGATAGTCGATAGTCTATTGTGCTATCTCTCGGTATAGCTATATAATCGTATTGGGTAATTTTGCCTATAACCTAACGGGGATTAATTATGTCATTAATTATTTATCGTAAAAAACACGGGGAATCCATACAGACGATCCAATCACGGATCAGGAATAACCTAGCACCAAGGAAGCACTTTCGCTTTTCTAACATCTTGCAACGAGGGGATGAATCGCTCAGTTCTCGCTTTAATCGCTTGCAAGCCTATAAACAGGAATACGAGCAGTTTGGTCGGGACTTCAATCAGTTTGCTATCAAGGAATCGAGCATTTATAAAACGCTCAGATTAATCAATCGGCACTCCATTGGATGTCATTGGGAAGTGATACTAGAGGAGATATTTGGGATCGAGTTCAATTCATGCTCAGATTGCGGAACTTTGACGACAATGGATGATTCGTATTATTTTGATACAGCAGACGGCCGTGTATGCTCAGATTGCTCACAAAATTATTCGGATGATGATGAAGACAATAGTCGGGACTTTGAATATATTGGAAGCAGACATTCAAGCCGTCAAGTTTTAGGACACATTCCTAGTTCTTATGACAATCGAAAACCTAGGGTTTTATTAGGGCTAGAACTAGAACTAGAAGTTCATTCTGATTATGACCAGGACACGAAAGCTGGTCATGTTTTGGATCACATTGGCAAATATCACAATCCAGCTGGTAATACTTTTCAATACGCATTAATCGAAGAGGACTGCTCGCTTGATCGGGGTTTTGAAATTGTCACGGGCTACACGGGTCTGGATGTGCATAGGGATCAACTCAAGTTTTTTAAAGATCGTTTACATGGATGCACATCACACAATACCGATTCATGCGGATTGCATATCCATATCTGTAAAAGTGATATGACAATGCTACACGCAAGCAAGCTGATTCTATTTATTAATGACCCCGAAAATAAACCATTGGTTTATGCATTGGCTCGAAGATATGAAAACGGATACTGCAAAATCCACAATAAAAAAGAGGACACGGGCTGGATTAGAGAAGCTCTGACACGATCAAAGCCTAAGGATCAACTCTGCTCGCTTAATTGGGATCGGTACGAAGCTCTTAATTTTCACAACGAGAAAACAGTCGAATTTCGCTTATTTCGAGGGACTTTGAAATATTCAACGATTATGGCTTGTTTAGAGTTCACTTATGCAAGCTGGCATTTCGCTCGATCTGCCAGTACCAATGAATTAAAAACAGATAATTTTCTCAGTTTTATTTGTGAACCCGAAAATCGTAGTGATACCCGTTTTTTAAGGTCTTATTTAAAGGATAAGGGTTTTGTGATGACTTACGAAAGTAAGCCCGATTTAAGAAAAGCAGCTTAATTTTTTAACCTAACTAAAAAGGAATTATTTATGTGTTTATTAGTCAATCAACAATCCACTAGCCCGATTCTCTCGAATGAATGGCTGGCTGATTTTTATACTTACAATGCAGACGGGGTCGGGGTTATGTTTGCCAATAACGGGGAATTAATCGTAAAAAAATTATTACCAGCAGACGAGAATGAATTTATTAATTTTTATCATCAATTTATCGCTGGTAAAAATTGTGCATTTCATCTCAGAATGAGAACTCACGGGGATATTGATCTAGATAATTGTCATCCTTACGAGGTCTTAAATCGCTTAGAACATGGCATTGATTTATGGCTTATGCACAACGGCATTTTATCAACGGGTAATAAAGCAGACGAAAGCAAAAGCGACACATGGCACTATATCGAGGATTACTTAAAGCCAATGCTTTCAGCAAATCCAGACTTTGCTTTTCATCCCTCGTTTTCTGAAATTGTCGGGGATCACATTGGCTCAAGTAATAAATTTATATTAATGGACAACGAGGGTCGTCAAGCAGTGATCAATCACGGGTCTGGAGTTCATTGGGCTGGCTTGTGGCTTTCGAATACTTACGCATGGTCTGCTAGCTCATCCGCAAGCAAGCAAGCGATCAAGAGCGTTAAAAAGCAAAAGAAGCAAGCAAAAGAAAAGCCCGAAGTGCGAAGTCTTTATAAATATTCGAATTATGGATATCCAATGATGACAGACGATTATCAGGATTATTACGACCAGCAAGAACTAGACTATGAAAACCTCGAGATGACACTCGAGGACTTGCAATATATGGGTTTTCACAATGCGTCATCAATCCCGATCAACACTTGTCTAGACTTTATTGAGCAGTTTTCGTTTAAGGACTTTCAGGCATTGGCGGATGACTTGATTAATAACGCACTCACCGAGGATTGGTTTATTCAATGCGTAAGCGATCCAATTAAGGCACGGGAAGCATACCCCTATTTGGCTCGCAAAAATCACGGCATAAGGGTCATAGGATATGAATAAACACCCAAATAAGGATGATATTGTGTGTGGTTTATTCCTGATCGTGTTTATTTTGATCGTTTTATACACATAAACCCTTTTAAAACCCTCTTAAACCCGCTTAGGCGGGTTTTTTTATGTGTCTTAGTACCCTAGCACCAAATTATTAAAAAATCGCTCTATAACCCGTTTTAATCGTTTTTAGGGGTATTCATAGACTATATAGACATATAGTGATCGTAAGATATACGAGTTCTATTTTTCGTTTTCTACTTAGAAATAGAATAGTAATCTATTATTCGAGGTCTATTTTTCGTTTTTCTATTTTTCGAAAAATATATTATATAAATAAAATCATAAATGATTTTATAGTATATAGATATATATCTATGGGCGCAATCGTTTTATTTATATCCAGCTAGATGGGTTAATTTTCATCCAGTCTGATGAGATAGATTAGTACATTAGTTGACTAAATCGGTCAAGAATATACCAGCCTGATGGGTCAAATTCCATGCCAATCCTACCAGCCAGATGGGTTCTTTTGGGGTTGACCCCATCGCCCTGGTCAGCTGACCCCAATGGATAGTTGCATTATAAATTTATATGATGTATATTTTTAATTGTAGTAACCCAATTAACCTAACTAGGAACACTTATGATATTCAAAGCACATTTTTATGTAGCCGACCGAGATGCTCTTTTGAGCGTTTTAGCCAACATCACACAACAAGTCACCAAGGATCACGCTGGCTCATATAGCGAGTCGTATCCGTTTTATTCTGGTGATTGGAGTATCAAGCCATCGGGCGAAATGCGTTGTACTGCTGACGAACTTGATGACCTTTCCACAATTCCATTCGGGAGATAACCATGCCAAGAACCAAAGGTAGCACCAACACCACCACAACCCTACAAAAGCGGATTACAGCGTTAGAAGGATTAGTCGAGCGCCAAGATGAAGCAGTCCAACAAGGGTTAGATGAGATAGCAGAACTACGCAAGCAAGTGGACTTCTATCGCAAGCAAGTTAATCATCTAATTGCACTACTCAATATCATTACGAGAGGTGCGTAATGGCTAATGCTCAAACAGACTTTGCGCCAGAGGTACGCAATAGCGCCTGGTGGAGTGGCGATTCCCGCATGGCTGCCAATGGTCGGGCTGTGGATGTCATACTCACCAAGCAAGGCAAACGAGAAGCGCCAGACCTATCCGATGTCGAAGCGGTACAGATGGGTCATATCATGCAGCCTGTCATTGGGCGCTTGTTTCAAGACAAACACAAGATAGAGTTAAAGGAAGCGGACTATGCTCTCACTCACCCCAAACACGATTGGATGCGTTCTCATTTTGATTTCATTAGCGCAGATGGTACTGTGCTTGTTGAAGCTAAAAACTATAATGCTGGAGTTCGTAATAAGTTTGATGCCGATGCTAATCGGATTCCTGATGCTGATCTTGCCCAGCTCATACACGAATCTGCTTGTCATAATATCAATCGTATATT